AAATCAACAGTCAGCATCACCAACCATGCCGACCATGCCAACAAATACAGTAGCATGAAAATCAACGAATTAATATCGAGCTTTGAAATCTATACAACCATCGAAGAGGGCAAGTTGTTAGATAAGATCAAAGGCACGGTAACACCAAATCAGTTTACAGAACGAGAAGTAAGGGTTATTGAAGGCCTTATTAAAAAGAGTTTAATATCTAAAAAAATCGAAGATGGAAAAGTGTACTTGGTGAAAAATGGAAAACCTTACTAAACAGCTATCCTATATTATTGATGTAGGAACAAAAAAGAATCCTTTGCCTATGCGTAAAGGAAACAGTATCCGTATAGGTATTGTAGCCATAAGATACAGCACAAACAACGGATACCTACTATTTGACTGCGAACAGGGTAGGCAAGTGCATCTAGCATCGTCGAAGCCTGGTGCATTAGCTATAGCAAAACTTTACAATGCAAAACAAAACTACAAAAATGCAATAATACATGATCGTAGATACGACAAACATGATACTGATTGTATGTTTTATGAGCATTTGATTGATAGTACATCAGATGACTTTAAACTAGATCTTGCACAAATAAGATTAAGCGTAAGCAAATCTTGGCGAGACAAATCCTACAACATTTTAGAAGGCATCATCTTCGATTAGATGATAAATAAAAGTAATAGCAATCAGGAAAGATTACAATGAACATTAGTGAATTCGCAAAACCAGTAACCTCAAAGGCACTAAATGAAAGCCTAGCCAAGCGTTTTGGCAAAAAAATCAAACTAGAGAACTTCAGTTTGGCACAGTTGCAAGACGCAAGAAACAAACTACGCACACAGCTTAGTCAAATCGAAATGAATGAAAACTTTAATTCGGTTGTAAGTGGTGAGAACTATCAGAAGAACAAGTTGTTCTTGGATGTACTTAATGCAGAGATTAGTGAGCGTGGCGATATTGAAGAAACTCCGCTAGAAGAAACATCACTTCGTGAAGGTGCAGAGGATCAAGCAGAGATTGTTATGGCTGCTAAAGATATGGTCGACCGTGTTACCAACTGGATGGAAGACACAGCTGAAATGCAAACTGAATCAATGCTAGAACTTGCTGATGCTATCAGAGACGAAATGGGTGTTGATCAAAGCCAAGCATTTGTTGGAGGCATCAAGCCTGCACTAGAAGCATTATATCAAACAATGGAACAGGCCCGCGAAAGTCTAAGCCAAGGTGTTGCACTACTAACTGGTGAAGGACAAGCGCCAACAGCAATGGGCGCAGAAGAACCAGGCATGGAAGAACCAGCAATGGAACCAACTGTTGATATGGATGAACCAGTAGGTGGCGAAGGCGATGTAGCATTGCCAGCAGCAGGCGGCGAAGAGCCAGCAGGCCGTCCAGCTAGATAATGAGAATTTCAGATATCATTAATGAGGGCATTAGTCCAAAACTATACATGGTATTAAAACAACTCCAGTCAAATGGAGTTGAATCTATTAAGATGGATGATCTTAATAAAAAACTTGCAGGCATGGGCCTTGAAGCTTTTAGCTACGAAACATTTGCAATGCAGCACAATGATCCTCGCATCAAAAAGTTGATTAAAAACTTTAACAAAGATGAAATAATATTTGCACAGGGATCTGCAGATATATTACCACAAGCTGGTGCTAGTGGTAAAGAAGTTAGTCAAATGGCAAAACGTGCAACCAATGTAGGTAATACATTATAAGGTTGACAAACGCCTGATCCTATTATAATATAAAGTATGACATTAATAAAATCTAAGTATGTTTACGAAAAACTCAAACGGGTAGAAGTAAACGGCAAGCGCCGCTATGCGGCACCAGGTGGTCCTCCTGTAGCAAGTGTGACAACAATCCTCAGCGGTACAAAGGACATGACTCACTTGCATGAATGGCGCAGGCGTGTAGGACATGCTAAAGCACAAGAGATTACAACTGAAGCAGCAGGTGTTGGAACTCGTATGCACAAATATTTAGAAGACTATGTTGATAATGGTGTATGGACAGAAAGCGCAGGCAGCAATCCTTATGCTCAGCAGGCCTATAAGATGGCTTGTATTATACGAGACGAAGCAATGGTACATGTAGATGAGATTTGGGGCAGCGAAGTTCCGCTTTATGTTCCTGGTATCTACGCAGGCACAACTGACCTAGTAGGACAGTACAAAGGCAACCCCTGCATAATGGATTTTAAGCAAACAAACAAGCCTAAGAAGCCTGAGTGGGTAGAAGATTATTATCTACAACTTACAGCATATGCACTAGGACACAACGAAATACATGGTACAGACATACGTGAAGGACATATCTTCATGTGCAGTCGCGGCTTAGAGTATCAGCAGTTTGATTTGTGGCCAGATGAGTTTGCAGAATGGGAACAAGAATGGTGGAATAGGTGCCGCCAGTATTACGAAAAGAATGGCTGATGCTCAAACAAATACTATATCATCATACACACAATGTAACAGGTAAGAAGTATTTAGGTCAAACTACTAGAAATCTGAATGTTTATAAAGGCTCAAGTGTTGACTGGCTTGCTCACTTAGATGAGTATAGTGAAGATTATAGTACTGAAATACTTTTTGAATCTAAGGATAAGAAGAAGTTTGAAGAAGTTTGCAAATATTATAGTAACGAGTTTAATGTTGTAGAAAGTACTGAATACTTTAACAAAACACCCGAACACGGAGGTTCGCTTGGTGGCAATGCTAATCCTAACTACAAAACTGGAAAGTACACAGGACGTTTAGATAATCCTGAACTATACAAACAACTAGATAAGAAAAAACATGCTGACACTTGGGCAACTGTTAGAACACGAACACATCCTAGAATGAACTTCTTTTATCATAAACGCATGGGCAATAAAGAACGTGCTGAATACTATTGGAATATATGGTACAACATGGCTCCAAAGAAAAGCAATAATAGACAAGCACTTTGGTCAACTGATACATTTGAAATGTGGTATGATCGTAAGAGCAATGACTTGGACTTTAGGGCTAAATACTACTAATAACGCATTAGGAGTATAGCATGGCTATTGTACAGATTTCAAGAATCCAGCACCGCCGAGGTAGAAAGAATCAAGGAAGTGGAATACCACAACTTGCTTCAGGCGAAATAGGTTGGGCAATTGATACACAAGAAGTTTACATTGGTAATGGCGCAGTAAGTGAAGGCGCACCAGCAGTTGGTAACACCAAGCTACTAACAGAAGCTGACAATCTATTAAGTTTAGCAGGACAGTATGCATACAAAAGAGACGAAATACAAACAGGTGTTGCGTTAGCATCTCCAGTAGAACGTACTCTACAAGCAAAACTAGATGACCGTGTAAGTGTTAGAGATTTTGGTGCAATGGGCGATGGAACAGACCAAACAGAAAAACTACAACGTGCTATTGATCAGTTGTTTATTAATAGTGCAACCAAAGGGTTGTACAGTAGTCGTTTAACACTTTACATTCCAGCAGGTGAATATCTTATTAGTTCGCCAGGATTAAAGATACCTCCATATGCAAACATTGTTGGCGACGGCATTGACAAAACATTTTTAAACAGTTCGGGTGCGAATCCACCTGAAAACATTTTTCGAACAGTAAACGAACTTAGTATACCAGGAACGTATGCAGATCCAAGTACAACAACTTCAGCCAACATGGCTCGATTTGTTCGCATCGAAGGCATGACAATATTTCATAATAGTAATGGCGGAGCATTGTATCTTGAAAACTGTCAAAATAGTATGTTTACAGATATGAAAATTTCAGCAGGATGGGGAACAGGTGATGGCGTAACCAGCGAAGGTGTGCCTGGATCAAACCTAGTTGGTATTGTAGTTTCTAACGGTAGCGTAGCAACAGCAACTTCTGATTATAATATATTTAAAAATATATTCATTAATGGATTTGCTTGTGCAGTATACAGCGAATACGATATTAATAATAATAAATTCTTAGGCGGCAATGTCAATACTTGTGGTTTAGGATTTGTACTAGGTGCTGACCCTACTTCAGTGCCACCAGTTGGAAAAACAAATGGTGCTCAGTATACTATGATTGAAGATTATGTATTTGATCTTGTTGACAAACAAGGATTGTATGTACGTACAGGTAACTTCAATATTAGTCAAAACAACACATATCTAAACGTAGGACGTGATGGCGGCAGCAGTGTAGTTGTAGAACCAGTGATTGAATTCTATCGTACTGCTGACTCAAATGGCATTGGTGATGCTGGACATATTGATATGGATAATAATAAAAGTATCAATGATTACTTCCAGCGTACTGCTGAACTAACAGTTGATCCACTTTATTTTAGTCAAGACTATTTTCCAGAAGTACATGGATCAAAACGCATTGAGCTATCACAACCAGTAAGAACTAGTGTTGGTGTAAAACTAATAGCAGAAACGGCTATTAGATTACCATCTGATCAGCAAAGAGGTGTTATTAATTTAGAGTACACTTATCGTGCTGAAGATAGTGCCGGTCCAATACTGCAAAGCGGAGTACTAACTGTAACCTATAACAGAAACAATGCAGAAATTACACTGTCAGATGAACATACATTTACTGGAAATCCTAGCAAGGTAGGCAAACTAGTGTTTAGCGTAAAAGGCTCTGCATTTCAAAATGGTGGAACAGAAATACACTTAGATATTGTAAATGAAATGCTAGATAACCTAAGTCCAGAAACAGACGAGTTAGAGTTCACGATTAAATATATAAATTAATGTTTGATAAATCCTATGTAGAACGTATTAAAGCGTGGAGAACCTTTCGGTTAACTTTGGAAGAAACTATTTCTCCATTTGAAGATACTATTGAGTTTTGGAACAACGCACCATTGAGCAGTATAGCAGCTGATCCATATGATAAAACCACATGGCCCACTCCTTGGGAAATGATTGAAGAAAATCGTTACTGCGACTTTACAAAAATATTAGCAATATACTACACTTTACAGTTAACTGATCGTTTTTCTAGCAGTCGTTTTGAGATACATATTACACTAGACGAAAAAGAAAGTGTAATAAGATACCTTCTTTTCGTTGACAATCTAACAATAGGGTATTATTATAATAAGAGTATTGACGCAACTGACTTACCTATGCTGAAATGCCAGATGCAGCACGACACACTACCTACATATTAATAAATACCAAATAGACAACAAAAAGGAAAAGATAATGATTCAAGTTACTAAACGTGACGGGCGTAAAGAGACTCTCGATATTGAAAAGCTACACAAGGTTGTGTTTTATGCATGTGAAGATATTACAGGAGTTAGTCCAAGCGAAGTAGAACTTAAGAGTCAGATTCAGTTTTACAATGGTATTACTAGTAAAGAAATCCAAGAAACACTTATTAAAGCAGCAGCAGATCTTATCACAGAAGAGACTCCTAACTATCAATATGTTGGTGGAAGACTTGTTAACTATGCGCTACGCAAAGAAGTATACAACGGATTTGAGCCGTGGCATGTTAAGAAACTAGTTGATCGTAATACCGAAAGCGGATTCTACGATCCAGAACTTGTTACAAAGTACAGTGACGACGAGTGGGAAAAGATTAATACATTTATTAAACATGACAGAGATGAGAACTTAACATATGTTGCTATGGAACAGCTTCGTGGCAAGTATCTTTGTCAAAACAGAGTAAGCGGCGAAATCTTTGAAACACCACAGATGTGCTACATTCTTATTGCAGCAAGTCTTTTCCAAGACTATCCAGTCGATTCCCGTTTGCAATGGGTAAAGGATTATTATGATGCTATTAGCTTGCACGACATTAGTTTGCCTACTCCTGTTATGGCAGGAGTTCGTACTCCGCAACGCCAGTTCAGCAGTTGTGTGCTTATCGAAACTGATGATAGTCTTGACAGTATTAATGCTACTGCTGCCAGCGTTGTTAAGTATGTAAGTCAAAAAGCAGGCATTGGCATTGGTGGCGGGAGTATTCGTGCTATTGGTTCCCCAATTCGCAAAGGCGATGCTTATCACACAGGCATCATTCCTTTCTACAAGCACTTCCAAAGTGCAGTTAAATCATGCAGTCAAGGTGGTGTACGTGGCGGAGCAGCAACTATTTACTATCCAGTATGGCACTTGGAAGTAGAAGATATGCTGGTGTTGAAGAACAACAAAGGTACAGAAGAGAACCGTGTAAGACATATGGACTATGGAGTACAGTTTAACAAGCTGATGTATGAAAGACTTATTGTAGGCGGCGATATAACTCTTTTCTCGCCTGCTGATGTACCTGGATTGTATGAAGCGTTCTTTGCCGATCAAGACAAGTTCCGAGAATTATACGAACGTGCAGAGCGTAACACAAAGCTACGCAAGAAAACAGTTAAAGCAAGTGATTTGTTTAGTGCATTTATGGAAGAGCGTAAGAACACAGGCCGCATCTATTTACAGAATGTAGACAACGCTAATGATCACGGTTCATTCCTTCCAGAGCTTGCACCTATTAGACAGAGCAACTTGTGTGCAGAGATTGACTTGCCAACTAAGCCACTCAAAGACTTGAATGATCCAGAAGGCGAAATCAGCCTATGTACTCTTAGTGCAATCAACTGGGGCAACATTCGTACTCCAGCAGACTTTGAAAGAGTATGTCGTTTGGCAGTACGTGGACTTGATGCACTACTGAGCTATCAGAACTATCCTATCCTAGCAGCACAGCTATCTACAGAGAAACGCCGTCCTCTAGGCGTTGGCATTATTAACTTTGCATACTGGTTGGCCAAGCACGACTTAACATATCAAAACATTGATGCAGATGGACTTGCACTTGTAGACGAATGGGCAGAAGCATGGTCATATTACTTGATCAAAGCAAGTGCAGATCTTGCAACAGAGTTCGGCGCACCAAGCGGCAACATGGAAACAAAGTACGGACACGGCATTACACCTAATCAAACATACAAGAAAGATGTAGATGAATTAGTCAAGCACAAAGAACGACAAGATTGGAAAGGGTTACGTAAACAACTTAAAGCAACAGGTATTCGTAACAGCACACTAATGGCACTTATGCCCAGCGAAACTAGCGCACAGATTGCTAATGCTACAAATGGCATTGAACCTCCACGTAGTTTGATTAGTGTTAAACAATCAAAGCATGGTGTTCTTAAACAGGTTGTACCTGAGTACAAACGACTAAAGAACAAGTATGATTTACTATGGGATCAACAGTCACCAGAAGGCTACTTGAAGATTATGGCAGTACTACAGAAGTACATTGATCAAGGCATCAGTATTAATACAAGTTATAATCCAATCTTCTTCGATGACGAAAAGATTCCAATGAGTACAATGCTACAACACATACTGATGTTCTACAAGTATGGTGGTAAACAGTTGTATTATTTTAACACCAACGATGGACAAGGCGAACTTGACATTAGCAAACTAATGGGAGACCATGCTTTACCAGAACTAGAGCAAGCAATAGTTGATGAAGAAGATTGCGAAAGTTGCACAATATAAAACTTGACATGCTATTCGTAGCATGTTATAAACACATGAAGATAACATATTAAGGGAAACACACATGAGCGTCTTTGACACAACAAACAAAGCAGACCATACTAAGGTTACTGCATTTTTAGACCCAACTGGCGGTCCAACTATTCAGCGTTACGATACACTAAAGTATAAAAGTTTTGATAGCCTAACTGATAAACAGCTAGGATTCTTTTGGCGCCCAGAAGAAGTAGACATCTACCAAGATGCAAAGGACTTTAAGGGTCTTAGTGAGCACGAGCGTCACATCTTTACAAGTAACTTGAAACGTCAAATCCTACTGGACAGTGTGCAAGGTCGTGCGCCAGTCGAAGCATTTGCTCCTATTGTAAGTTTACCCGAGATTGAGAACTGGATCCAAACATGGACGTTCTCAGAAACAATCCACTCACGTTCGTACACACATATTATCCGCAACGTGTACAGCAACCCTAGTAAAATCTTTGATGAGATGATGAACATTGAAGAGATTGTTGATTGTGCTGGAGATATCTCAAAGTACTACGACGACCTTATCGAACAGAGCAGTTGGTATAATCTACTAGGAGAAGGCACTCACACAGTTAATGGTAAGAAGGTTAAAGTTGATCTTTATGAGCTAAAAAAACTGTTGTGGCTTACACTAATGAGTGTTAACATTCTTGAAGGTGTGCGTTTTTATGTGAGCTTTGCATGTAGCTGGGCGTTTGCAGAAATGAAACAAATGGAAGGCAATGCTAAGATTATTAAACTTATTGCCCGTGATGAAAACCTACACCTAGCAAGCACACAGATGCTACTAAAGATTCTTAAAACAGATGATCCTGTGTTTGAACAGATTGCAAAAGAAACAGAACAAGAATGTATTGATATGTTTGTAGATGCAGTTGATCAAGAGAAAGCATGGGCAGACTATTTGTTCAAAGACGGATCGATGATTGGACTTAACACTGTATTGCTAAGTGACTATATCGAATGGATTTGTACACGCAGAATGACTAATGTTAATCTTAAAAGCCCATACAGTGTAAAGAGCAATCCTTTGCCGTGGACACAAAAATGGATTAGTGGTGCCGATGTACAAGTTGCACCACAAGAAACAGAGATTACATCATATGTTAGTGGCGGCACTAAGCAGGATGTAAGTACAGATACATTCAAAGGCTTTTCATTATGATAGAAATCTACGGCAAACCTCAATGTCCATTTTGTGATAGAGCAAAGGCATTATGCGAAACACGTCAGTATGAATACAAGTACTATCAACTTGACGAAGACTTCACACGTGAACAAGTATTGGAAATGTTTCCGGGCGCTCGCACCTTTCCGCAAATCAAAGTAGGCGGCAAGATTATTGGCGGCTGGGATAAGTTTCCACAGTATTTAGAAGAAACAGGTTATAACGGAACAGGACACTCATTATGATTATTGAAGCACCATACAAAGCAACAGACACAGTCACTATTAGAACCACAGCAGGTGAAGAGATTGTGGGTAGATTTGTTGAAGAAGATGCAAACTATATCAAGATAACTAAACCACTAGCACTACAAGCAACTCAGCAAGGTATTGGACTAGGTCCTTGGGTGTTTACAGTAGATCCTGCCAGCACCGTTAAACTAAATAAAAGTGCAATAGTATTTGTACACAAGACTGCAAAAGATATGGCCAGTCAGTATGTACAAGCAACAACAGGATTAGCAGTAGCTTAGGAGTATAGATGCCAGGATTAGCATACAAAGACGGAAAAAGCAGTGTTGCTTGCACCGACGGTGTTAGAGGAAAAGTATGCCGAACAGTAACTAGGGGAGATCCGCCAGTAACTGTACCTGTTGCTTGGAACTGGGATGTTAATACAACACAATCTAGCAATGCTGGCAGTGGCAATGTTTTTGCTAATGGCATAGGTGTTGTTAGAAAAGACGATGTTATGAAGAGTCATCCGCACGGAGATCCTTGTACAGCAGGTCCTGTAAATCATTCACCGCCATTAGATACATATTCACCAAATGTTTATGCAAATAATAAACCAATAGGGCGCATCGGCGATCACTATGACGGCGACGGCACCTCTCAAACACACCAAATAACCTCTGGTAGTTCTAACGTTTTTGCCAACTAATATGATTAGGGCTTGACAGTCTGCTTACCTTGTGTTAATATAAAACATAACAAAGGCAAATAGAAAGAGGCTTATATGGAAAAGATTATTGTAACAGACTGCGATGGTGTATTACTCAACTGGGAGTATGCATTTGTATGTTGGATGTCACAACGTGGGTATACCGAGATTGAAAACGGCAACCAAGAATATAATATTGGTAATCGTTTTGGTATTACACTAGAAGCAGCTATTGAACAGGTTGTGATATTTAATGAAAGTGCAGCAATGGCATTCTTACCAGCACTGCGTGATGCACGTTATTATGTAAAGCGTCTACACGAAGAACATGGATACGATTTTCATTGTGTTACAAGTATGAGTCTAGATCCTAATGCTAAAAAACTACGTCAAATGAACTTAGATAAACTATTTGGTTCAACGGCATTTCCAGTATTAGAGTGTTTGGATACAGGTGCAGACAAAGAAGAAGCACTTGAGAAATATCGTGACACAGGCTACTACTGGATTGAAGACAAGTTTTCAAACGCACTAGCAGGACAGGCAGTGGGTATGCGTCCAATACTTATTGAACACGGCTGGAACATGTACGAAACTGTACCGGATGGAATGAAGAAAGTTACAACTTGGAAAGAACTTTACGAGCATATTGTAGGTGACTGAGTTGAGCGAAATACATGACGCAATGAAAGTTGCCTTTGCAACTTATGTTAAGGAATCAGAAAAGTTTGAACAAGAGGGTGTGAAAGTAAGTGCTGTTCGCGCCCGTCAAGCTCTCAATGATCTAAAAACATTAATAACTGAGCGTCGAAAAGAAATACAAGATCAAAAGTTAAAGACATGAGTGAAAAACAATACCTATACAATATTGCTGATAAAGTTTCTTTGTATGTGCAAGCAAAACAAAATGCCATTGACTTCTTAGTAAAGAACGAAATAAAAGATCGCAATAGTATTCAGAACTGTTTGATTATGAGTCAAATATGGACAGCGTCACAGATCAATGATAATATTACATTAAACGATATTATGATATATCTTGGTAACAACGAACCAGTTGATGATGATCTTGATATGAAAGAAGTAATACTTGACGATGACATGAAGCATCTCACTCTTAATGAAATATTAGAAGTGGCATTAGAAAAAAATGATGACGTTTGATATTGGTAGTGCAACTATTAGTGTATGCGAAGACACTGCAAAATGCGCTGTAGATAATATACAGCCTGATGATGTAGTATTGGTTGCTGATTTTTGTGGCAAAAATAACTATATAGTAGATGTAGTTTGCGGTTCGGCAGCAGAAGATTTAATATATTATACAGCAGGCACTATATTAACTCAGCAGGCTCTTAGAGAACACATAGAAAGTAACTATCTTTGATTATTAAAGCTAAGAACGCATTATTAAAAAAAGGACCTTTTGCTCTCGATTTTAAAAGTAACAAGGATATCTTTACTATTGATTATTATGATAAGGATGAGTTCTTGTATCAACTAGAGTGCGACATCAAACGTGCTAATCAAATATACAAACAATCAATATACGAAGGATTTTATGAACAGTGTTAGCGTCAACATTTATTAAAAGAGTAAATACGTTATGACGCATAAAGAAGCATACAGATTGTTTTGGTTAGTTAAAGGTCACATTGCCGAAAGTGATGCTACAGCATTGCAATCGGCAGATAGTTATTTTAAAAGACTTTGGGTTGACGGGTGCAATGGGGCTCCGCTATGGGAATATGAAGAAGGTTTTGAACAAGCATATAATAGGAGATTTCATAATGCCACGGAACGGAATAGAGTCA